CTTCTTACGAGCCTCAGCCTCGAAAGCTAGAAAGTCATCCTTAAGACCACCTCGCCCATAGAGCTGCATAGCTTGTAGAAGTTCCTTACGGCTCTCTTTCATCTTCTCTATCGCCATAAACTCTTCAAAGTCGTTAGCTTGCTTACCTGCTAACTGCGATAGAAAACTATTCTTCTTACGTTCACCTCTGGCTCTGAGTTGCTCCTCAGCTCCAATCATGTCACCAATATGCTTAGCACAAGACATGATGTCTCGACCATTACCGATGGCAGCTTTTACAACACCAAACGCTGCATTAAAGGCAGCTAACTCTGCGATCATTATACATCCCTTATAACCTTTGGACACATTTGATCGGGTGATATTCTATAACGTCGAGTGGTTTTATCTTGACAGGAGTAGTGACAAAATTGCCACAGTGCATTACCTTGTCCGTTCTCAAAGACATTCATCCAACCGACAAAGTAAAGTACACAGATCATTTCTGAGCAGTCCGATTGGAGCGTATCAAGAAGTCTTGCCACATGGGTTTGATCATCTTGTAATTCTCTTCGACCTTGTATGTAATCAAGGCCATGTTAGCATTCATTTGGTAAAGCTGGAGTGACCCCCAACTTAATAAACCGAGTGCTGCTACACTTATTAACTGTTCAAACTTCATTGCTACGTGTTCCTAGTTTATATCCCATGTTTACTCCTATATATGTAGTACAAGGTCTATTGTAGACATCATTTCCATAAGATTTTCCTAACCCTTTTAAGACTGTGACCCATAGATTACACCACTATTGCTTACACTGATGGATAAACCAGAGATAGCAGCACCACCAGCGCCACCGCCGCCACCAGAA